TGATCATTATCATGCTCTTCGAGAACTTCTTCGATTGCATTGTCTAGATGATCATCATTTCCGAGAATCGATTCTAATTCGTCTAAGTCTGTATCATGATTAACCAAATATGTAACATACCGTGCGGCTGCTGCATCTCGATTTTTTTCTGGGATAAACTCTAAAAAGATATCCCAAATATTCATAATATCTTGTTCTTCCATTATTCTGTTTCAGCTTTCTCTAAAGTATCGTCAATGGGAGAAACTAGTTTTTCATCCCATTGTTCCATAATTAGTCTGAGTTTATCCTCACTCCAGTTTTTTCGGAATTCGGCGATAATTTCACCAGTTTCCTTGTCTGTGTAAGCTAGCTTATTACCTACTTTAGATAGTACACCCATCTTCTCGAACATATCAACTAACCCTGAGGTTGGCTTCATGCCTGTGGAATATGGAATCTGTACTTGTACTGATTCAAATGGCTTTGCATAACGAGTTTTCATGATCTTGCAAGCTGATCGAATTCCAACAACATCGCTGATCTTATTACCGTTTTCGTCTTCTTTTAGTTTAAGCTTCTTCATTGCAACAACAATCGATGACGCATAAATGAAGCCTTGACCGCCTGAGATCTTGTCGTCCGGATCAAACATATCTTGCGAAGCATACGTGTGATTAGTAGCAACAAGACCTACGTTATAACTACCAAACATGTTTACGCAGTTACGAACAAGTGCAGTGAGTGCTTTAGGCTTTCGACCCATATCGCCCTTCATCTCACCTGCTTCGAACTGATTAACGTCAGTCGGTGTTAACAACATTCCGAGAGAATCTACAACAAAGAGAACCTTCGGACGAGTCTCGGGTTCCATGGTCTTATATTCTTTCATGAACTCCGAAATGGTCTTTGCAACGTCGTCGATCATTGCCATGTTTAACTTAAGAAGTTTATCTTCAGAAGTATCTACATCTAACGCCTGCAACCATGCTTCGTCGAGTGCATTTTCGCTGTCGATAAGAACAACGTAAATGCCTTGTGATTGTGCATGTTTAATGATGTTACCTGAACAGATATATGATTTACCTGCACCAGATTCTCCAGCAAACACTGTAACCTTACCCATCGGAATTCCCTTAAAGAAATCTCCGGAGATAAGATAGTTGAGTGCGTAGTTACCAGTAGAAATCCAATCTGTAGGATCGTTAAACCCAATACCAAGTCCGTCAATGGACTTGGTAATGGATTTGCGGAACTTAGAGATATCAAATGCCTTAGACATATGTTATCTCCCTAACTTAATTTGATTGCTGACGGTTGCGAATCATCGCCAAAATATCCTGGGCTCGTGCGCTAGCATCGCTACCAGAAGATGTTTCTACTTTATTATCTGCTTCAAACGGTACGTCGTCGTCTGCATCTACAGAAGCAGCCTGTGATGTAGCACGAGTTTGTGCAGGAGTTGAAGCAGGTGTTGATGTGTTTTCACCAGTCTGCGAACCGCTACCGCCCATACCTGCTGGCTTAAAGTACTGACCCCAACGGTCCATGTCAAATGCTTCACCGTCTACTGACGCTTCGAACATTTCCTTCATGACCTTGAGTTCGACTTCGCCTGGCTTCTTAGGCAGGAAGTCCTGAAGATTGAACAGACCATACTGTTCAATTGCAGCCTTTTCTTCGTCGTTAAGAGCGCGTTCACGACGTGCCCAAGTTGAAGTGGAATAGTCTGCATATCCACCCTTAGTGGTCTTAGCGATCTTAAAATCTAAACCACGGACGTAATCAGTCGGTAGTTCTTCAATTTCGCTGTCCATAAGAGCATTCTTAACAATGTTAAAAATCTGCGATCCGATAATGAATCGACGAATTGGGTTCTCTGGAACCTTGTCTTCCTTAAGATCAGAATTAACAACAAGACCCTGGAAGAGATATGAACGCTTCTTCCAATACTTACGCCCCAGGTCTTCAAGACTCTTATCCTTAAACCAAGGACGAACCTCTGTAAGAATTGGGCAAGTTTCACCCCACATTTCCATGCAAGGAACTTGTACAGTAACTGGTTTGGAATTTGCTTCACCCTTAACACCTGCAAACGGCAACTTGATCATTGCACGTTCTACCCAGAAAAATGTGTTGTTTGGATCTGCGTCTGGAAGAAAACGCACCATTGAAGTAGTACCTTCAGCTGCGTTCCAGTGTGGGAAGATTGCGTTGTCGCCGCCGCCCGAGTTGTTGTTATTTTGGTTGCTAGAAGCCTGAAGCTTCGCGCGGATTTCTGCTAATGAGGCCATGATTATTTTCCTTTTTTATGCCTATGTATGCCTGTATCTTTCTGTGCTACTACACAGTAAAGAACGTTTTTGCATATACGAATTATATGCTCTTTTATTTATCAAGTCAATGAAAAATAAGTTATCTTTTGATATTTTTCCACATTGCAGCAGCAGCAATTTTCTTGCCTTTTTCGCCGCCGCCAGCAGCTTTAGCTACAGTATCGAAGCTCTTACCTTTCTTACCAATATCGCCGCCTGCCTTTGCTTTCTTAACTGTGGCAGACTTTTCTTTTTTAGAAAGCCCTGCGCTTGGCTTTTTAGCTTCGGACATCGACAGTCCGGCAAGTTTGCGAATATCTTCGAATGTTTGTTGGGCTTCGTTTTTTTGATTTAGGTGTTGGATTAATTTAGCAGCAAGTGCAGCTTCTTTTTCGCCGCCCTTTCCGCTGTCATTACTAAAGCAACGCTTAACATGAGTTACTACCCCATGTTCTCCCTTAGTCCAAGTACCGTCTTCTCTATTATAGAATCCGCTAACAATGTCGGCAACTTCCTTCATTTTACTATTCTTAGGAGAAGAGTCCGGTTCAATTAGCCGATCTTTTGAATCTGGATCAATATTATCATTCTTATGACGCTTCATTTTATTACGTAATGATGCAACAAAATCCTCATCTGAATCTTCTTCAGTTGGTGCAGGGGCAGGCTCTTCTGGACCTGCAGGGGCAGGTTCTGCCATGTCTGAAGGTTCGGCAACAGGTTCTACCATGTCAGGAGCAGGTTCTGCCATGTCTGAAGGTTCAGGAGCAGGAGCAGGTTCCGGCGCAACAGGAGCAGCGTCTAAATCACCCCAATCTAACTTGTCAGCATCTGCACCGAGATATGATTTAATAGTTTCTCTAGCGTCTGCATCTGCACCATTTGGCATTTTAGCAATAGCCTGCAATGCATTTACTAAGCTAGGATCAGTAATTCCAATTCCTGCAAGTGCTTGAACAGCTTCGCCGTTTGCGCCGACTGGTAACGGTTGAGTCACTAAATCTTGTAGACTTTCTAGTTCATCATCTGAGTAACCTTCGTTAGTAAGACTATTAGTCCATTCGTCGAAATTGGTAAATTCATCAATTGGCATTTCGTCTTCTCCGGTTATCTCTTCGTGTACTTCACCTACGTAGTTTTCTAAATCAAGCTCATTAGTTTCCTGCATAATGGCATGTAGGATAGGAAATACGTCTGACAAAGTTTCGTCAAATTTCTGAACAGTAAATGTATTTTTATAAGTTTCTAACGTAACTTCGTCTAATTCAATTAAAGATCCGTTATCATTTTGTTGAGATTCCATCCAGGATTCATAATATTTTTGCTTGCTCATACTTTCCATGTGGTGTCTGAGCTGGCCTAATTTTTGCCCTGCCTTTTCTACAATATTATATGCAGAATCGTTGAGTGAAGAATATTTTACCTTTTTTCCAAAATCACTTAATTTAAGTATTTCTTCACAGGTTTTAATAATCTTTTTACCTGCATCATCATGCGGATATCCTCCGTTAGCAACGTGACGCTGCATTGCGCGGGCACCAGGGAGATACTTAAATGGAAATTTAAATCTTTCCCCGTCTTTATTTTGAATAAACAGATTTTTAATTTTTCGACTGCGGGCACCGGTCTTTTCTGGGTCGATTGCTTCTGTATGACGTATGATAAGACTGGTGTCTTCTAATTTCCTATAAGAAGTTTTTGAGCTTCCAAACATCGAAGACTCTGTTACTTCGCTTGATTTTTGTTGAGAAAGAAATCGAAAATCGTTTTTATCTAAATTACCTTTAGCGATATCTC